GATCAAAGCAATAACATTGCTTCACATCAATCCGACTTATATCCTGATAATTTCGGCCCAGCCGCATTATCGGAGGCTTTCATGGTTGTCAATGACACACTTTATCTCTGCATTGGAAACGATGGAGCCGCGACAGGATCTTCAATTGTTTACATCACCGCAAGAATACGTGCAAGAGTTGTCAAACTATCATCCAAGGACTGGATGGCGCTCGCTTTGCAGAGCACCGCTAGTGATTCGTGATGGCGAAAATACATGGTAACTACTGTGGACCCGGATGGACCGGAGGAAAACCTTACGTTGCTAGTGACCCAAGAGTCAACTGGAAAGTTCCGTGTGTGGATTCATTGGACTGTGCGTGTAAAGATCATGATTGGGATTGTCGCCATCGTGACGGGTGTTCTGCTAAAGCAGATCGTAAACTAGCCGCCAAAGCCGCATGGATAAGTTTAACAAACCGCCGGTTAAGACCTAAAGCACAGGCGATAGCCGCCGTCATCACTGCGGCCAGCCATACAAGGAGAAGATGAAATGCCTAACGTTACTATGACTCTGGAAGAATATGAAGCTCTGAGAGATCTAATAGGAAGAGAGCGGGAATCTGAAGGTGCTAGTCTATCTCAGAGGAAACCTAAGAAACCTCGTAAGTTGTCTGCATGGAATAGACATGTAAAGAGTAAAAAGAATCATATCAAATTCAAATCAGGAAAGCGTAAAGGTCAGTTGGATCTAAAGAAGATGTCAAAGGCATTCAAAAGGGGGAAGAGATGATGGTGAAAGAATCAAAACAGAAAAAAGCCTTAACTGGTAATCGAATGATGAACAAAAGTATTCCACAATACATTTTCACACAGACTTTTCTTGAACCCGCACCTTGGGCAACCTCGATGAATGGATGGAATTACAATATATCACCTGTCAAATTATTAAAACATCTTAGTTACCAAACGTATTTCGATCTCTCTGGATACAGTTTGAGCGATCTAACTACTCAAACTCTTAGTGTAATACTCCAAGAAGCGAGCGAATACATATCAAATCCTGATGCAGCTTCTCCGAGAGAAGAAATTGAGATCCTAGATTTGATTTCAACCGAACGTCCAGACCCCGGATCTATTGTTGATGACATGGCTGATCAGAATGGTCCCGGTTTTTCATTGAGTGATCTAAGTTTCGATTCAGTAATTTGGAATCAATATAGACTTTATGCTAAAAATACAACCATCTGGACTGCTACAAATGGAATCATGACAGAACATCTGCGAAATATCTCTGGTTCAGGCACACCAACAGCAGTGGACAAGTTATGGATCACGCGCATTATCTTCCCTCAAGGTACCTATGATGTAGATCCATTTACATTCATGCGTTTCCCAGCTTCAACCTTTGTTCTAAATGCATCAATCTATCAAGAAGATGACTTGCCTTATCTTATGAGGCTAAAGAGATCCTACGAATTGGGGACTCAATGATGGATGATGAAGAGCGTTGGGGTTTACGAGTCTTGATGATTACCGGAACTTCAGTTGATGGAGTCTTTCATGCATCAGAACGAGAGGTTTCACCATCATACAAATCTAAATCTCGTAAAATAAAAGGAAGTGGGGAAAGTAATCTCATCACTTCCATCCAACCTTGGGGTATACCGGACACTTCTCAAAGAGATCGCCCTAAGTATTACCCGGGTCCACGTAAGCCTCAATACGAGACACCCCTAGTACGTAACCTGCAAACCGGTCTGATTCCAATGGTTCCCGGTTATCCTCCCCAACTATTACCCGGTGTGGGGTTGATCCCGCATGTCGTTAGGGCGTGGGACTATTGGACAATCGGTACAGAACACCACTATTCACTGGATGCGGCCTAATATGATGATCACAGCGGCAGAATTAAAGAAAAAATTACAAGAAGCATTCTCTAACGGTTTTAATTACGGCCGATATATTATGATCAATAGTTTTAATTCTGGTGAAACCATCATTGGTGATGAATATAAGAAGACTAGAGGTATTGCCGGTGTCGCAATCAAGTTTATTCCTGATGAATTTAATTATCCAAAGTAATTATCATTCTTCTCTCTCCAAATCTGTATCACAGTGTGAACAATAGTACATCCACAATGTTCCATAAGTATCCATTTCTCCACAAAGAGGACAATTCATTCTTCTTCACCTACTAAAGTAGGACAATTAACACTCCAATGCTGTCCACGGGCTCTACAATTGTTGCAAATGAAGTGAGTTGGGACTCTTTTTTCAAACATTGACACTGTTGGTTGGCCTTTATTGTATTCTTCCATCAACTTCCCTCGCACCCACTGGCTGAAATTCTCCATATTTGATGCGTATTCGTAGCTAGTTAGATCTAAAGTAATCATTTTGTTCCTCATATTTGTCCCTAGGAGGGGGGGGTATATGTATGTATGTCGCTAAAAATCGCTCGTAGCCGGTATCGGTTACACAGAGGCCTTGCCTAAACCCCCGTGGGGACCGGCGTTTAAGACGGTTTTCTCGGCTTCGCCTCGACAGAAGATAGACTTCAAGTTACATTTATACACCTAGTTTACTTGGAACACTGCATGGCAACAGCAATGACAGGCAGTTTTTACCTTACCGAGACCGTACAACTACCAGCATCATCCGCAAATAACTCCCGAGTTCAAGGGACAATCGATTTAGGTGCGTATGTGAACGTACCCACTGGGCAAGCAATAGCAATCGATCAAGTAGATTATGTATTCCAATCAGCAGACGATTTCGGCGGAAATGTCGACAATATGCTTGCAGGGAATGGAGCATTAGGTGCGCAATTGACCGATTTGAATCCGAGTACCCTATTCGTTAGGGCTGATGATCAGTCATTAATTGCATCTGCAGCTCTTAACATCGATCAAAGCAATAACATTGCTTCACATCAATCCGACTTATATCCTGATAATTTCGGCCC